TAGGTACTACCTTCAGTGGTCACCCATCAGCTACAAGCAACATGGGTACATTACGGAACCTTATATACCATTTGTATGCAATATACAAAAATATACATTTGTACACAATATATGAGGAATTCCTCCGATTGTAGACCACTGACATAATTGTTAGGGGTGTCAGAAGAAGCATACCATAATTCAGGAGTTTCATAAAGTTAGTTCGTCGCATTGTCAAGATTAATGTTGCTGGGGATGATTCGGGCTTGTTATTCAAATACCTTATCGATTCCATCGCACATTAGCAGGCAATGAACACTATCTGTAACTCTAAGCAGTAATAAGTCACGAAAGGTCTGGGACTTATCCTCAAGAAGCCTAAAAGGGACTTTATGAGAATAGGTATGTTATCCAGACATTTTTGTTCTTATAGGGGACGACCAGTTGTCGTTCGTAAATTGCAGAACTTAGTTCTGACAAATAGTACTAAATCAGATAAAGTAACATAAGACGAGTGCCATTTCCTAGCAGCAATGTCTTTATATAGTAGTTCACTGGATCCACTTTCCAGACAACTTATAAAGCTAAGGTTATCTATGATAAAAGGTACTGTCAACCATGTGAAATTATCTGAATAGTTTATTAAACATAGAATTTACAAACTTGGAACTTAATAATAATACTCTTATTAATAGGCAGCATTTGCGTACGACATGCCGTTGTAAGAATACAAGAGGGTGGTAGATACGATGTATGTTTAGGGTAATGTTATGTATATTGACCGAACGATTCTCGGTGATTACAAAACTTCATCAGAAACTTACATGTACGGTCTCTACTCAAATTGTATCACAAAGTATGTTTCGCAACTCTACTAAGATGAGAGGAGATAGTTTCAGGGAGGTAGATCAATGTAAATCTCTCACCTAAAGAAGAGGAACACTATGTTAGGGAACTTCCGTAGGACTTTCCATTCATATACACCAGGCATCTAGGATGTCAAGTTAGTGACAGACTAGCTAATGGTTAGGGTGAGAGGATAGTGCAATAGATACTAATGTTTCAGACCCATCATCTGAAAATGAGTCTAACTAGATATAAGATAGCAGTCCTATTTGGACTCTGGGAGGAGTGATGACCCTGGATAAATTTATCCCCAATTACGAGATTTTCA